CCATATAAAGCATTGGGTGGAAATGGAACCGGAGAAGATCTTTATAACAGATGTCTGGCTTTACCATATGAGCCGGCAGAACAGGAGGTATAGATATGGATTTTGGGATTGGAAGCGTAACAGCGATCACAGCAATCTGTTACCTGGGCGGCATGGCCTGCAAGGCAACCACCAAGGTCAAGGATGAGGTTATCCCGGTAGTATGCGGAGTGACCGGCGGTATCCTGGGAGTAGCAGGTATGTACCTTATGCCGGAGTTTCCAGCTACAGATGTGATCAACGCTGCAGCTATTGGCATTGTATCCGGGCTGGCAGCAACCGGAGCGCACCAGGTCATCAAGCAGGCAAGCAAGAAGTAGAAGGAGGTGATCCGACTATCTCCCGCAGGCAGTCCGGGTCATGGCTGTCATTTGCGACGTCGCAATAAATCAGTAGTATAAACCACACTCATATGTTATAATGCCAATGTTACCGCCCCTATACCGGTAAGGAAAGGGGGTGTCTTCAATATGGAATCAGTGCTTTCTTTTATTGTCGCTGTCGCGGCTGGTGTAGCCTGCCACTACATCATCAAATGGTTAGACGGTGACAAATAGTCGGTAACTAGCCTATGGTTTAAGCCACCATACAAAAACGGAATAGAAAAGCCCAGGGAATTGCGGTCCCTGGGCTTTTCGTTTTGCGTCTCCAATACTGGTGCTTTCTTTTTGCCTAACGGCATTATAGCATATGCAGAAAATCTTTTCAAGATACCATTTGTAAGAGAAAAAATCCCTTGACTTTTGCCCGACATAATATATAATAAATTTATGCCCGACAAAAGTGAGGTGAGAATATGAGTCCAAGGACAGGCAGACCAACGGATAATCCCAGACCGAATAAATTGAGTATTCGCATAAGTAATGAGGATAAAGAAATATTGGAAAAATATTGTGAAGAAGAAGGTGTGAACAGAACAGAGGCAATAAGTCGAGGGATTAAGAAGTTAGTAGAAAAATAAAACAGTCGTAGCACCGACCAAAGCACACACGACTGTTTTGGGTAGAAGTTTCCTTCTGTAAATATTATAATGCAGCAGGAAACTTCTTTCAAGAACTAAAATTTGAAAGGAGTTTTATCATGCAGTTACCGCAGACAGTAGAAGTAAAAGAAATTAGAGTTTTAACCAGTAAACAAATTGCTGAAGAATATGGAACTACTCCAGGTGTGATAAAAAAGAATTTCTCTAATAATAGAGAACGCTTTGTTGAAGGAAAACATTACATATCACTTACAGGTGATGAGTTGAGAGCTTTCAAGAACCAGGTGAATAATGTTCACCTGGTCGCAAATAGGACATCTCACCTATACCTCTGGACTGAAAAAGGAGCTCTTCTTCATGCTAAGTCCTTAAACACGGACAAAGCATGGGAAGTATATGATTACCTGGTTGATTTTTATTTTCGGGCCAAGGAAAAACGACCAGAGAAAAAGGAAATAGTACCGGTTCCAGCAAAAACGGTAGAACAGGTTAAGGAAGGGTATGATATAGCACCTTTGTTTCGAGAGGTTTTGGAAATGCTCCCTTTAGAGGCTTTAGATGAAATGGAAAAAGCATTTCGAATAGGCCATAGTAAAGCAATAAAAAAAAGCAGCAACCAGTGTGTTAGCCGAAAAAATGAAAAGACAATTAATGTAAGTTTTTGGGGCGTCCTTCATATAGAGGGGCGCTCTTTTAATTGTGACGTCGCAATAGAAAGGAAATGCTATGAAAATATCAGATAATGGATTAAATCTCATAAAAAAATTTGAAGGCTGCCGGCTGACCGCCTACCAGGATGCAGTAGGTGTCTGGACTATCGGCTACGGCACCACTAACGCAGATAGAGCCATTACCGGCACAACCATCTGTCAGGGCTTGAAAATCAGTCAGGCTACAGCAGATGACTGGTTAAGACAGTCTGTAGATAAAAAGTATGGTCCAAAGGTGGATAAGTATAGTGCTTACAACTGGACGCAGCCAGAGTTTGATGCATTAGTGTCATTTGCGTATAATATAGGAAGCATTGACGGATTGACAGCTAAAGGCACCCGTTCCCGTTCTGAGATAGTAGCTAAAATCCTGGAATATAATAAGGCTGGTGGAAAGGTCCTTGCAGGCCTTACCAGAAGACGCCAGGAAGAACGAAAACTATTTTTAACACCCGTTACAATTAAGACTGGCTGGCAGCAGGAAAATGGCGGTTGGCGTTTCTATAAAGATGATGGCTCCGGGGAATACGTCTCTGACAAATGGCAACAAGACGGCGACAAATGGTACTGGTTCGACGGTGCCGGAATGATGGTCCATGACGTCTGGTATCAGTACAAAGGATCCTGGTACTACCTCGGCTCCGATGGTGCCATGCTCAAAGGCCTTCAGACGATCAACAGCAAGTGGTACTACCTGGATCAGACCGGTCGCATGGCAACTGAACCAGTAGTCCTTACCCCTGATCAGGACGGTGCCCTACACTACCCAGGTCTGTCCAATTGACAGATTTGTAAGCGCAAGGCTATAATGGAACCTACTAAGTACTAAGTCGCTACAAAATATCTTCATTTCATCTTCAATGGAGTGAAGAAACCTAGTAAATATAAGGAAAAATGAGCGTAAACATCTTGACTTTTAATCAAGTTGTCCGGGGTTCGAATCCCCGCACGCTCATCTTTGAAAAGTGGCGGCAAATCTTAGAAATTGAGATTTGCCGCTTTTTTCGTTTATGGTAATGTCATCTGGAGGTGATATTGTCCGTTTACAAACAGATTCCAAGTGTATATTTTTATCTTTATGTACAGGAGGCCTAAACAGGATGAGAAGAAGGAAAAAAGAATCTGGATTAAAAACAGCGTTGCTTATGATCGCAGCAATTATTTTTATGATCATGGCAATTAGTGTTGTAGTGATCGTTTTTGGAAAAATCCATTCAGATTATGAAAAGCTGGATATGACGAAAGCCAGCGAACAGAAAACACTGGAAATACCAGCAGTTGAGACTGAAAAAGAGACAGATCAGACTGGTTGGGAAGAAACAGAGGATGGATGGAAGTACAAGACCAATGAAAAAACATATGCATCAGATCAGTGGCTGGAAATAAAAGGTTTTCTGTATCATTTTGATGATAAGGGGATCATGGCAACAGGACAATGGAAAGGTGGTGGCCAGATTTTTACCTGTCATGATGTAAAAGGATACTTGAAAAATATTGAACCGGATCCAGATTATGTGCCTGAAGATACAGGAGAAAATCTGGACAGTTTTGTGAGGACCAATGCATTCTGGTGCTACTTAGACAGCGAAGATACCGGGCTTTTTAAGACGATCCTCTATAAGAAAACAGTAGATAATAAGGTAAAACCTCTGGGAAATGAAAAGAACCCTGAGAAAGCAACAAAAAATTCTTTAAGAGCCTATGGTGATTATGTATACTATCTTCCTAAAGTGGCTGAAAATAGAAAATCGTCTCTTTCTGAGGAAGAAAAAGGCCTGTGTGATGTTCTGGTACGAATGATCCCGGGACAGAACACAAAGGAGATCATAGCCGAGAATGTAGATGGCTATCTGGTATTAGATGAGACTATTTACTATGCCCAGGATGGAAAAATCTATACAGCCACTTCCGGCACAGAGACAGAGCTTTCTGAGAGCGGTTATCAGGTAAAAATTGATGGTAATGCATGTTATCTTGTAAATTCATTTGGAAAAGCGGTTAATGGAAAAGAAAGTACGGGCATTGCCATAGAAGACCGTGTATACAAGATAGATGAAAATGGAAAGATCAGCTATGTAAAGAAAAATCCGGCTGCTGCAGATGGAAATTCTTATGAACTTCAGGGAAACGGAGTACAGATGCAGATTGTAAAGAAAACTTCTTCTGGAAGCAGAGCCATTATAAAGGCTGATTATGGTGTACAAAGTTACTGCATTGTGGATAATTCTATTTTTTTCAGTGCTTATGTGGAAAAAGATGCTTCCGGAAAATGGTACAGCCGTATTTTTAAAACAGATCTGAATGGAAAAGAGAAAAAGGCAGTCAGTGGTATTTTTCCAGGAGCTGTTTTTAATCTGTATTATTTTGAAAGTCAGGGAGAGATATACGGGGAATATCACCCAAAAATATGGGAAAATGCTTATGGTATAGTCATTAATGTAAAACAGGACGGGACTATTTACGCAGTAAAAGACAGTTCTGAAAGAACGGGAAAGACGGTGACGGGAAATGATATGATCGAAATACTGGCGCTTCAGGATGGAGAGCTGATCGGTTTTTGGCATGACTGCAGTTGGAGCAGAAACGGCGGTATTACCCAGGTTCTCTGGAGCCAGCCGGTTTCATTGGATATTTCTTTAAAGATAAAAATAGAAACAGTAGATGAAATAAGACAGGAAGAAACTACTGTGGAAGAGACAACAACGGCTGCAGAGAAGATCATTCCTATATCACCGGCACAAAATTCAGGTACTGTATCAGAAACAGGAAAGGTGCAGCCGTCCAAAAGCCATAAAGAGGCGGTGACCGGGACAGATGCACCTGGAAACCAAGTGGAAGAAACTGCGGTAGCTCCGGTGCCAACTGTACCGGCAACTTCACCAGCCAGTGAGACTACGGCAGAAGAAATTAAGATCGTACCGTTATCATAA